TTGCCGAGCGGAGTATAATAGTAAATCGTAAATCCGTCAATGGTAAATACGTTCAGGTCCTCGAGCGCGTCCCGTGGCGCGTCTGGTATGTGGCCGCCAGCAACGGCGACTGCATCCGGGGAGAGGAGTGTGTCACCATCGCCGTCTATCCCGACCAGGGTGCCCGCCTCGTGCAGTTCACAGCCTCCGGTCAGACCCGCCGCCTGCGCGACTGCTGCATCCTCCAGGCCAACGACTTCGCCCTGCGAATATAAAAGCCCCACCCTGGCCCTCCCCAGTAGGGAGGGAGTAAACCCCACCCCACTCATTCATTTTAAACTACAGACAATTATGACTTATAGAGAATTTTTCTTCAAGGCCGTGCTCGCACTCGCTGGTAGCGGCAAGTACCATAACAGTGAAAAGGACGAGTTCTATCCTCACGACGTTGTGAGAGACGCATTGGACTTGCTGGATGAAGTGGAGACTACGGACCCGTCAAAGATTGACGGATACAACGATCCAATACTCAGCGATATAGGGATAGAAAATTACATAAGTGGAATTGATAGCAGCCTTAACCGCCTCGCTGATTCTAATTCTCATTCACTTGAAACTTGAAACTTGAAACTTGAAACTAAGTAGTTTATGCGTCCCCACGAATACAAATCCCATTTCATCAGCGCAGTCGTGAAGCGCAGCGGCATCTGCCGCGCCACCGTAGAACAGGTGCTGCCCGCCGTGTTCGACGAGATCCGGCACCAGCTCACCGAGGGCTGCCTCTGCGTGCCCATCGAGAGCTTCGGAACCTTCGCCGTCGTCGACATCCCCGAACGCCAGTACCACTACACCTACGGCGGACGCGACGAGATCCGCACCGTGGCCCCCACCAAGCGTCTGAAGTTTGCACCCACGCGCAACCTCCGACGCGAAGTGGAAGCCGGCATCTTCGACCCCTCGCGCCGCAGCTTCGAGCGACACCCCGACGACCCCATCATCCGCAAGCGCAAGGAACTGAAGTATCAGAAGAACCAGAAAGGATTCTGGCGCGAAGCCCCACCCAAACCATCCCCCGTAGGGAGGGCTGCGGACAAAAAGCGCGATTTAGGAAAGAATATTTAACACGCATTAACTATCCCACCCCCCTGAAGGGAAGGGGACTTAACGGCCCACGACAGCATCGACCTGCCGTGGGCCGTTTCCTATGCTGATAGTTATGCTGATAGCTATGCTGGTAGTTATGCTGGTAGTTATGCTGATAGTTATGCTGCTTTCTTTCCCAACTTGTGTCAACTTCTTGCCCAACTTGTGATAACTTCTTGCCCAACTTATTTTCTTGTCACAAAACAATTTTTGAAAAAAGTTGCGGAAAGATTTGGAGGTTTGCAGAAAAACAATTATCTTTGCAGCCGAAAAGTAATATTAAATGCTACAACGATATGGAAAAAATCAAAGTATCGCAAGACTTTCTGTATAAGTATTTGCAGGAACACAACATTACCACAGTGTCGATAGCGAGAATGATGGGGGTGAGCGAGAGCATCGTGGGCGGTAGCTTCCGTCATGCGCTGAACCGCCACGGCAAACCGCTGAAGTTCTCTAAGGCGAATATTGAAAAACTGAACTTGGCTATTCATCAGATAGCCAATGAGTTGCGTGATGGTGTGATTACTTTTGGAAGCGACAGGACGTTTACCAATCAGCGCGGTATCACCTATGATCCAGGTACGATGGTGGCTATTGACAAGATAGCTAACTATTTCAATATGAAAGATTTTGCCCAGAGAGTGTTAGGATGGAATAAGGGGAAGCGCGACATGGTGCTTTCTGTCAAGTCTTCTCCTGTATATGGGAATGTATCGCAGGCAGACGTTGACCGCATCAACGCTGAGCTATTATCCGTCGCGGGCGTACTTTCTTCTTACGAAGTAGTGCCCGAGTGTGAATAAATAAGAATGTTCTTTTTGTTCGATTATATTTCATAAAAAGTATAAAATACCTTTAATTTATATCCTTTTTGTTTGATTGTGGCAGGGTTTCCAAAGCGGAAATCCTGCCGTTGTTTTATATGGTTGTTCGTCATATTAAACATCATTCAACAACCCAATTCCTTTTTTTTTGATTTCATTATGCGAAAAAGACCCCGCGCCTCGCTGGATCGTGGGGTGGGTGCGGGCGTTTCTGGCGTTTCTGCAAATATGCGAGTACAAAGGTACGAGAAAAGAACGGCAAAAGAAAGGCAGCACATTCGATTTTGAATAAGGTACGCACATACGCGAACATTATTTAGAAATTTCAAGTGAAAATAAAAAAGTTTGAGGAAAAACGAAAAAAGTTTGAAAAAAGTTTGGAGAAAAACAAAAAAAGTAGTATCTTTGCAAACGTCAGAACGAAACAACGGACTGACAAACGGAAACGGAAACAAGAACGGAAACGGAAACATCGACCTTTGAAATGTTTAGGTACATTTAGCGCAAAGTTTGCGGAAACTTTCAGAAGCTCGCAAACGTACGCAAGGAAACTCGCAAAAGCCCATATTGTGTTTGCGCTATGAAAAATGCCCATACCCGACTGGCAAGGTATGAAAGGACGCTTGTGCCTGCGGATTCGCTACTGCAATAGTTGGCACCAACCCTAAAACGGGAGTAGCGATGCAAGGAGTCTGTCTATCTATCTCGATGAAGTGTGGACGGGTGTATTATAGGGTTCGAATCCCTACTCCTCCACAATGCAATATTGCAGAACATAACTTAAAAATTTACAATTATGACTAAGCAAGAAAAAGCAAACGAGAAGAGACTGAACAATGCAGTTGTAAACAGTTCATGCACTAAGGCAGCACAACTGAAAGCCTTATCGCACGAATGTGGCTATCAGCTGCAGTCGAAGGACAAGGACGGCAAGGTCACGGTCTATGACGTGACCAAGCGTGAGCAGCTATCCAAGTTAGGACTGGAGCCCAAGGTGACATCTAAGGGCGCATGCCTGGGCTATACGCCCAAGATGTACAACGATGCTACCGATGCCGACCTGAAGATTATCGGAACTGACGGCAAGGTCGTAGGCAACTATGTCTATGTAGACCGCGTTGTCAAGGTGACTGTCGGTAACGATGCTACGGGTGTTAAGGACGAATCGCTCTATACGAGCGAGGAGGCCGACAAGAAAGTGAAGGGCGAGAGCGCACAGACGGTCAAGCTCTATCGCAAGGTCATGGTGAACGAGTTCGGGTGGGGTCCTCGCCTATTGGTGAAGATACTCGAACAGAGCCGTTCTATTGCCGACCAGCAGGAACGCGCCAAGAAGTCTAAGGAGGCATTCGAGGAGCTGAAGAAGCAAGGTCTCTACATCGTTCAGAATCGTGACGGAAAGCTCGTAAAGGTTGCAGTTCGCATCGACGACGTGAACGAGTAGTCTATCGGGCGCCCCAAGTGAAATTCCGGGAAAGGTGTAAACACGCACCAGGTGGGTTCGACACCCACCTTGGGGACTATCGGGGGAGAACACTCTATGCGAGAAAGAAAGACAATCAACTAAACACAAGCAAACAAAATGGAAAAGAATATCTATTACGAGCGTCAGTGTGCTGTTATTGAGAGTGCTAAGCAAGCAGAAGCTATGCGGGAGATGTTGCGCACCTATCATCGCGAGAAAGCATCGCGTGAGGCGTACTTCCGTATCATGGAGACCAAGCGCTATAAGGTCGTGCGTGACTGCAAGACCAAGCGTGGGCCTAAAAAGCCGAGCACCGCTATCGGGCATGGAGTTCGTCCGTCTATGAGGACAAAGCGTTTCTCAAACAGTCATATAACCGTGTGCTATAAGCACATGGGAATTTGACGCAAAGGTAGCCCCAATAACGTGGCAGGGTGAACTATCGCGAATAACGCAGTAGGTGGCGGGCTGCATCACCCTTTGGGTTCGACTCCCATTGTGGGCACAGTGAGTTTTATTATTCGTGGAGATAGACAGGCCAAGGGACGAGAATGCACCCTACTATTTCTGCTGTGCAAAAGTAATACCTTGGTCAGCTATTGAGAATAATTTGGTTTCAGAATGCAAGTGTGCAGACTGGAGATGCTATGGGATAGACAGACTATGACAGTAAACTCCACAAAGGCTCTATCCGTGAGGACATGAGTGCGAGTGGTGGATGGCGTCGGCAAGAGAGATCCTATGCGTGACAGGACATAATCGCCGTATGCACGTATGCCTCTGGCGGTGGCGTCATTTGGATTGAACAGAACTATCGCGTACTGTAAGGAAACAAAGCACTATCAAGAGTGTGGCAGCGACAATATAGCTGGGTGGCTGGGCTATCCGCAGTGCGAACTACTCTCAATGTGGCGAACGTAGGGAACTATCGCGAATAATGCAGTAGGTGGCGGGCTGCGCCCTATGTCGTCAGGATACGAATGATACTATCTGTTTAACGCTAACATCGGCAAGACTATGTTGACAGCAAAGATTGTGCCCGATGCTCCTATCCGTGACACGTTCGCGGACGAGGAACTGGAGGGTCAGGCTATCTGCGTGAAGGCTACTGTGAAGAAGTAAGCAGCCTACCGCGTACATCGTGCGGGGGCTCATGATTGTGCCCCTGCACGATTGCCACTATCTTCCCCACGACATTGTCAGCCGTAACATCGAGTATGAACTATCAGCGTGACGGATAAGGAGAGCATATAGCTGGACTATGGATACCCAGACGGGTGTCTATGCGGTTCGAGACCGTGCTCTCCTGCTAAGAAAAATCTGGAGGACAGGACTATGGAGAATTGTATAAAACTGAAGGCTACTATCGTGCAGCCTGTGAACGTGCAGCCTATGAAGAGATTTCGTGTTGTCGACACGAGCAAGGGGCTTTGGGCACCTATCGAGACGCTGAAGGCACGCAGCTTTGAGCGTGCGTTGCAGTGGTGTTTCAATCATGGATACGAACTAATCGAGGAAGTTTAACTATAATCATCGGAGGACAAACGAATGAAAACAATCGGAGGATTTATTGCAGCTCTCGCCTTCTGCCTGGCATCAGGCGTGGAGCAGAACCCTATTCAGGGTATCTATGCGCTCGTGTTGATGGGCGCAGCGTGGTGGTGTTTCCATCTCGCTGACGCTCGCACGGAGCACACAGAGAAAGCAGAGAACACAGAGTCTATTAACCCCGTAAACAAAAAAGCAGCATGAAAAAGATTAAGAACGCCCTATCGTGGGCATCGTTTATCGTCATCGTGTTCGTCGTAGGCATGGTAAGTTTCATGTCTTGCATGTGTACGTTGAACTATCTGGCCGACGTGTTTGGTATCGCTGGCACGTTTTTGGCGCTGGCTCTCGCTCCTATTGGGCTTACAGTGGGCCTTGCCGTCGAGGCATTCCTCATTCTCGGACTAAAGCGATTCGGTACACGCTAACTCAAAATTACAAACTCAAAATCACAAAAAGTTATGAAGGCAAAGAAAATGGCAGGCGCAGCCAAGAAAAGCGCCAAGAAAGCTGTCGTGGTAAGTATGGCTGCACTGGCAGCACAGACTGCTATCGCCGACCTTAAAAAAGAGTTCGGCGAGGACTACATTCCCATGGACGGGACAGTTATTAACTATACGTGGAACCCGTTCGACGGGATGCTCGCATAATCAGGAGGACACGACTATGAAAGCAAAAGATTTTTTGAAGTGGTTGGTAGACAATTCTATTGACACTGAGTCAATGCAAACCGTGACTATCGACAACGAGTTTGACTATGAGGGGTACTTTGGCAATCCGCCATTATGGCTCGCGGAGCCAGGCGAGTATGTGGCCGTATGGACAGACTGCGTGTTGTCCGTTGACTTGGAGAAGCTAAAGGACCACTATGTCGGTGGACCGTACACAATCGTACCTACCGACTCTAAAGACAACCGCAATGGCGGTCTGACCGTCATTCTTCTGATTAAATTGGAGGACTGAGCTATGATGTACGACGGAGAACTGAACCTGACAGAGAGCGAACAGCAGTTCGTGAAGACGGAGAGCGATTTTATCAACGGTGGTCTCTATCACAAGCGCGACGTGGCGCGGGCTATGGCTCGCGACCACCGCTATCTGGTGGGGCAGCGTGGAGAGCTGGCCATCGAGTACCTGAAGGTGCTGGCCATGTATCAGCGTAAGGGCTGGTACGATCCGCGTGATGAATGGGCCTGCAAGTGTGCCCGTGTGGCTATCGACGCACTCATCAAGGCCGACCTGCTCTATATCCCCTACGATGAACGAGAAGAACAAGGACTACCTAAAGCAGCTTAGAATTATGGAAGCAAATTTGGAAAACCTCAAACAGGCTATGCAGCGGTGTGCCGAGGCACATGGTGCTAATTTTTGCGACTGGTCGGATGAAGACCAGTTGGCTATCGACAAGGTCAACGTGCCTGTAATGTCTGACGTTAGAATGATTTGCGAGGCGTTCTTTGGGACGTTCTCGCCTATAGACGAGGATTGGGGCTATACGGTTGTGTGGCTTCAGATGCCTTTCCTTCCCGAAGTAAATGTGCCGCTTCTGAATATGGCCCTGCCCGTGCAGATGGCTATGGCGGCATGAAGTGTGGACTAAAAACGAATTGAATTATGGCAAAGCAGACATTTATCATTCAGCATTGGTATGGTGCGCCGACCTATATCGAGGCGGCACGACGTGAGATTAACGAGGGGCACAACCCCCAGGAGTACGGGCACGACTTCAACCGCGTATCGGTGAAGCGCAAGGAGACGGCCCTAAACTACCTGAAGGGGTGGCGCAAGCAGGCTATCGAGCGAGGGTGGACTACGCTGTTCGCTACGCTCTGCCGCGACGATGCGCACTACGAGATTATAGCAACGCCCGACGGCTATCACTGTGAGGATGTGGTGGCATCGGGAATGATGAAGGACTTAGAAGCAGCATGACTATGAAAGTGAAAGTATCGAAGACCTTTGCCGCTTTCATCAACAAGGCGGCAAAGGAACTCGGCTTCAAGGCCGAGGCAAGCGTGGTGACGATGAGCGGCCGCGCATACAAGATGAACGTGTCTATGGACCTCTACGAGGCCGAGGACACTGGTGACTACGACTACGTGGAAGACGAGGCGAAGGCTATCCGCGTGGAGTACCCAGCGGAGTATTACGCTATGCCAAAGTACATTACCACGGCAGAACTCAACCGCGAGTATCGCCGTCTTGGTGTGGAGACGGAGCAAGAGCTGAAGGAAATGGTGAGGAATTTGTGTGAAATCTAAACAACGTAATTATGAGCAGTCATCCGTGACGTGTGGATGGTGGAAAAGTAACCCTCAAAAGAAAACGACTATGGAAGTAGCAAACGTGATGTTGCCTCATAAGGAGGCTCTGCGGATACTTGGCGAGACCCGTCCGCGACTGGTGGCCCTGCTGAAGGAGGGCCGAAAACGTGATGATGCTAACCGCGAGGTGGCCGAGTGGCTGCGTGGTGAGCAGAATATCCTGTCGCCCTATGCCGACTATGTGGTGGGGCGGCTCTATGTGTCGTCCGGAGAGATTGAAATGCGCCGGAAGTATGGCGACGAGATGGCCGAGGCGATGATTGAGATAATGAACTTAATTAATGAAAAACAATAACGGCTATGAGCAGTTTTGTAATTGACAAAAAGGAGTACATCAAGGCCGCTGGCCTGATGTGTGGCTTCGAGGAAGCCAAGCGTGACCCGCACAAGTGGTTTATCGACAACGTGCGCCAGCAGTTCGAGCATGCCTATGCGCTAAACGTGGCGAGCGTGTGCGAACGGTACGACGACGAAGTGATGCCCGATGAGGAGAACTACGACGATGTGTTTGAAGCCTATCGCAAGATGGGCGCACTCATCCGCACCGAGGGCTATACGTCCTCGAACGGCATCATCTTCTCGAAAACGAAAGAGGTGATGGACAAGTCGACATTCCGCCGCTCGATGTTCAAATTTTTCAACTGCGTGCTCTATCAGATTGAGAACGATGCCGCCCATCGTGCGGTGGCTGAGCTGTTCTATCGCTGCCTCGACAAACTCTATGAGGACGACCTGCGCAGCGTGAACGGATGGTGGGGTGAAATCGAATTGGCGGCTTGAAACTCGAAACTTAAAACTTGAAACTTGAAACTCAAAATCATTAAAGCTATGGCATTTTCTATTAACAAGGGGGTGGTTGCAGCACCCGTCATTCAAGAGATTACGAACGAGGACATTCTGCTGAGCCTCGTAGACGAGAACAAAAGAATCGCGCCTATCAGCGACAATACAGTGTACTTTGCCCCGCTTGACGAGAGCAAGACGAAGGGCATCACTATGGCACAGCTGCAGGCAAGTGCCGACCTGACCGACCGCGATGGAAATCTGAGCAACGGCATCAATGCCTATTCGCTCATTATGAAGGTTACTGCAATCGCAAAGCAGTATCATGCAGAGTGTACTATTGAAGACCTGTTCGTGGCCGACAACAAGAACCGCGCACAGGGCAACGGAATCGCTATCAACAAGCAGCTGACGGAGCAGTACCAGGAGCGAACGGGAACAAAGAACATCCCCTTTGCAGCGGTGACGTTCAACCGCGTGTTCTGCAATATCTCGCTCACAAGATACGTTACCGACACCCATATGGCAAACATTGTTGTGGCCACGAATCAGCGTGGCTTGCAGGTGGCTATCGGTGCAAACTGCAAGGCATGCCGCAACCAGACTATCCTCGGTGCCAGTCACCTCGTTAGCAGTTACGGCAACGGCGACCGCACACAGATGGATGTGAAGACGTTCATTGAGCGTGTCCGCCAGATGGTGCAGGGCTATCGCTTTGCCGACGACATGGAGGTGCTGGAGCGCATGAAGCGCATTCCCGTCTCTCCAAACGACCTGTTCCAGATGGTCGGCGAGTTGACGGCTACCCGTGTGGCGTTCGACAGCAGCAACCGCGACATTCGCGGCATGGCACAAGGCAACTGCTATCCGCTGACACAGACGCAGATAAGCCGCTTCACGGAGTCGTTGCTGCTGACGTTCAGCCGCAAGCAGGAGGTGGCGCTGTACGATGTATATCAGAGTGCTACGGCGCTCTATAAGGTAGCCTCTATGGACCTGCCGAACATCCTTCCGCAGAACGAAAGTTTTGTGGAATATATCTCAGACCGCTACGGACTGGGCATCTAAGAGCCCACCCCAACCCCTCCCCAAGGGAGGGGCTTTACAAAACAAATCAAACAAACTCAAAATAAAAACAAGCTATGGCAAAGTTAAACATTGGCAAGAATGCCACTAACAAGACCGAGAGTGCTAACGTGCAGAACGCACAAGTTTCTAACCACGAGAGCCCTATGATGAAGCAGTTCAAGCAGTTGAAGGAGAAGCATCCCGATGCTATGCTCCTGTTCCGCTGCGGCGACTTCTATGAGACCTACAAGGAGGATGCGAAGGTCGCTGCAGAGGTGCTGGGCATCACGCTCACGAAACATGCTGACGGCTACGAGATGGCCGGCTTCCCCTATCATGCCCTCGACACCTACCTGCCGAAGCTCATTAAGGCTGGGAAGAGGGTGGCTATCTGCGACCAACTGGAGGCTCCGAAGAAGAAGGAGGACAAGGCGGTGACGGTGCCGCTGGGCGAGCACGGTACGCTCGTTATCGGCAAGCCGGGCTTCTCTACCCGACCTGCCGAGGATGCCGTCGCCGAGGAAATCAAGGAGGAGCCCAAGAAGGTGACGCTGAAGAAGAAGCAGAAGCCTGAGACCGAGCGCGTGGAAGTCTCTGTGCCCTCTGCTACCGCTACCTCTGTGGTGAAGTTTTCCACATACAAGACCAAGCGTGGCGACACCGCTCCGCAGATTATCGGCTTCACGGGTGAGGACGACCCGCGCTGGAAGTCGCACAAGGACAAGGGACACAAGTGGTGCGCAGCTTCCTATCGCCGCGACCTGAACGGCGACAAGGTGTACGTGTTGCTGTTCGGCACTCGCTATATGGAATGCGCCAAGGCGCTCTGCGACGCTTACAACAGTGGCGATGCCAAGGCTATTGCCAAGGCCGAAGCAGACTGCCAGGCTGAACATGAGCAGGCGCAGGCCGACGGCAAGGCCCGCTGGGAGGCCAAGAAGGCTGAGTGGGCGGCGAAGAAGGCTCCCAAGAGCAGCCCAACCACCGCGCCCGAGGTAGGGGCGAGCAAGGGCCACACCGACAAGGACGTAGCCGAGATTCTTCAGGCCATCATGGCAGGCGGCGACATTCCCGAGAACATCAAGCGCCACATGAAGGCAGCGTAAGCCTCTCCCCAACCCCTCCCCCGTAGGGAGAGGTTTTTCAGAACAACGAATTTAACGCTGCGCTATCGGCATGACGGGCAATAACTATGGACGAAAATAATGGGAACATCGAGGCCGCCATCAATGGCGAGATGCCTACGGATTGGGGGTCGCTGTACGACCTTATGAGTGACATTATGAACTAATAAAACACAACAATTATGCACAGCAAGATTTATCAAATCAGTAGTCAGCCTATCAGCAAGGAGGACTACGCAAGTCCTTCGGACTTCTATGATAATAGCGGCGACTTTGCCGACTACATCGGCGACGAGGTTCTGGGCGAAGAGCGTGAAAACTACATCGGCTGGTTTGCCGTTAGCGTGAAAGACGTGTTCACTGCCGTCGGCGACGGCGTGCTCGTCTATAAGGGCAAGGAAGCCCTTCACGAGTTCAAGCAGAAGTGGGCCGACCGCATCAAGGAGATGGCTAACGAACTGACCGCAGACAATCTCCTCACGGAGTTGCGGTTGTTCAGCCTCCGTGAGGTTACGGAGCGTACACATGTTGACATTTCCTATCGTGTCACCATTGAGGACTGGTGTGGCGGCGTGGCTTATCCCTTTGGGGAGCTGTTCGAGTGGGCGAACTCTCAGTTGAAGGAGGGCGACCACATATACATCGGGGCTATCATAGACTATCACTATTAGAAGCCCCACCCCAACCCCTCCCCTGCAGGGAGGGGCTTTTCAGAACAACGAATTAAACAAATAAGACTATGACAACAGTGGTATGGAAGTATGCCGGCAAGGCAGAACAACGAAAGAGTTTCCCAGACTTTATTAGCGCAATGCGCTTTCAGGGAACGCTATTGAAAAAGAAAAAGGGGCTGGAATATGCCAAGTATGAATAATAAAAAACAAAAACCAACGGCTATGACAGTATTAGAACAGAGATTCATGGAGCGGGTGCCAAGCCTGCTGAGTGACATCGCAAACTCGTTAAAAACTATTGCCGCCGTAAAGTCGGCGGAAGAGCGGAAGAAGGTCTATGTCGTTACGTTCCTGAATGACTTTAAATATGGCCCACCTGGCGTGTCGGTGAATGTATTCGCTACCGAGGAGGAAGCTCGCAAGTGCCTGGACGATGAATGGCAGACGCTGAATTCCGAGAATGAGTATGACAAGGAGGTAAGCACGAAAAGCAAAGACGACTTTCGCTTCGAGGATAGTTATGCCAACCGCACTATCGGTGAAATTAATGAGTGTGAATTGAAACTATAAATTAAAACGAAACTATGGATAAAATTTTAGAAATGTTCTTCGACGGTGGGCGGTGGGAATACGCCATCGCCAAGGGCGTGGGTAAGGACGTTCCGAAGAACGTGCTCTTCCAGTTATGCAAGCCGGAAATGCGGCTGCGGATGTGTAAGGCTATCCGTGACGGGCAGTACGAGATTGCACCGCCACATACGGCGCTTATTCCGAAAGATACGCCGGGCGAGTTCCGCACGGTGTATGTGAACGAGGCGGCTGACCGTGTGTTGTTATCTATTGCCAACGACCTGCTCTTTGAACTGATGGCTGACAGGGTGCATCCGCGTTGCAAGTCGTACCTGAAGGGTGTGGGCTGTGGCAGGGTGGTGCAGGAAGTTTCTGCGGCTATCGTTGCGACGTCGCAACACACAGGACGGCTTGGGTGGAAATCCGACCTGAGCAAGTATTTCGATTCGGTGCCTCTGCGCTATATCGACCAGGCATTCGACATGGTGGAAGAACGGCACGGCAAGAGTGCCCTTTTGGATGTGCTCAGGAAGTACTATCATGCTGACCTGTACTTCACGCCGGAAGGCGAGCTGGAAAGCAAGTACCAGTCGCTGAAGCAGGGCTGTTCGGTGGCCTCGTGGCTGGCCGACGTCATTCTCTATCACATAGACGAGCGTCTGGCGCAGTTGAATGGCTATTACGTCCGCTACTCGGACGATATGCTGTTCATCGGGCCGGATGCTGAAAAGGCTATGCAGATACTCACGGAGGAACTGGCCGCTATGGACATGAAGCTGAACCCGAAGAAGGTGGAGTGGCTGGATGCCGACCACTGGTTTAAGTTCCTGGGCTTCTCTATCAAGGGGAAGAGCATCAGCCTGAGCTCTACTCGCATCAAGAGCTTTCAGCGGGAGATTGAGGCGAGGACGGTGCGTCGTCGTGGTACGACGACATACAGGACGGCGCTTAACCGTGTGAATCGCTATCTCTACCGTGGCGACGGGCAGGGGCACTCGTGGGCAACGCAAGTGTTGCCTATCGTGAATGTGCGTAAGGACATCGACACGCTGAACGTGTTCGTGATGGATTGTCTGCGTGCCGTGCATACGGGTAAGACGAAGCTGGGCGGCCTGGGCTATGACAAGCAGGGCCGTGAGGGCTGCATCGTCCGTGGCAAGGGTCGCAACGTGTCGGCAAACCGCCGTAAGACGGGCGACGACATCAGCGGCTATCTGTCGCTGGGTTGTATGCAAAATGCTATCCGCACGAGCAAGGCGGCGTATGAGTCGCTGGTCCGCTCGTTGAACGGATGTGAAAAGCGAAAAGTGAAGAGTGAACAACCTGCTGCCGCCGTTGATGTAGAAACGCTCGAAACGCTCTATGCTATCTATAAGCACTCTATCCCCTCGGAGCGGACGATGAGCCGCACACCGCGCTTCTATGCGCTGCCGGAGAGCGAACTGAGCAACGAGGATATGCTCTATGGCGTACCTCGTGAGCAGGCCGAGCGGGAGTTGGAGAAAGCCTTGCAGGGCTTCCAGATGCCCGAGGGTGCGGGCTGGTTCTGGCAGAGCGAGAACGACCCCGACTTGGTGGTGCTGAGAAGTTGGACTAATAAAGAATAGAAAAATGGAAACTAATTACGCTGTTTATCAGGTGTTCAGCGAGAGCGAAGACCATAAGTTACATGTCGACAATGTCGAAACTTTTGAGGAAGCACGAGAGCTCTACTTTGATAAGGATGGCTTCATGTTACTCGGTGTCGATGCGCCGACGGCCTTCTATGTAATCTATGACACGCCATACGGC